CGTCTTTTCTCAGTTTCTTGGATCCTGGCTAGATATTGTAATTATTCATGCTCTTATTGCTGGCCATACGCAAGATCTAGTGTCTCAGATCACCGTCCCCTAGAAACCTACTGTAGCGTAATGGACAACATCAAGGCACAGAGTCGTCTCAATGGTTTCGACAGTTTCCACTTCAGTTTTTCCGGAGGCGAGCCAACTGCGTATAAACATTTTCTCAAACTGATAGAACACTATGCGCAAGACACCCTGCCAGAGTATCAAAGCATACACATGACTACTAATCTGTCACCGGGTGTAAAATGGTGGAACCGTTGGATTGCTGCTACTGAAAACCTCAGCAGAAGATCTATCACAGCAAGTTTTCACGCAGAGTTTGCCGACGAACAACAGTTCGGCGACAAGTGTCTTCAACTGATGGACGCCGGAGTATTTGTTACAATAAATCAGGTAATGGTGCCAGAATTGTTCGACGAATACTGGGAACGCTGTCAACGCTTTGCCGACCGGGGCATAAACGTCACTGTAAAGCCTCAAAGCGACCCTACAGCAAGTTTTATTGTTCATGGCTATACTCAGGCACAGGTTGACTGTTTACAAACGGGCTTTCCGCAGCATGCTAACGGTGAAGAAATTGCTCAGATGAGACTGACGGATGATGCTGGTGTAGAGTATGACCTTGATCAAGCAGAACGATTAAATGCGTTTGGATTTAACAAGTTCAAAGGCTGGAACTGTAATGCCGGTTATCAGAGTTGTATTATCCGTGAGCCAGGGGGTGAGATTAAACGGTCTTATTCCTGTCATGACGAACCTCTTGGCACTATCGATAAAGGATTTGATTTATTTCAATCACCTAAAAAGTGTATAACACCAACCTGTGTAAGTTCAGCAGATTCCAAAATACCCAAGGTACGATATGAAAGTTGACATAGAAGATGTTTTATTTTGGATGGATGCTGTAAGGAATTCTAGTGATAGATATAGAACTCTAGAAAGTTTTTGGAAGGGTCAAATTCGTTCTAAGATATGGCTAATAGAAAATCTATCAAAGTATGCATCAGATAAGCCTAATCGCGTTGTTATCCACGGCGGCTGGAACGGAGTTCTAGCATCTCTGCTTTTTAATTCAAATATTTCCATTGAACATATTACTTCGGTTGATATAGATCCCGATTGTAAAGAAACTGCTAATACTGTTAACAAAAGATACGAAATGCAAGGCAGATTTTCTGCAGTCACAGCAGATATGTGTTCGTATAAATATGACGCTGACATAGTAATTAACACCAGCTGCGAGCACCTAACGCAGGAGCAATATAATCGCTGGCTTGAAAATCTTCCAAACAAAAAAACTTTAGTTATTTTACAGAGTAACAACTATTTTGATTGCAAGGAACATATACGTTGTTCACCAGATCTAGATAATTTTGAACAAATAAGCAAACTCGATCTAGTTCTATCAGACGAACTAGAGCTCCTTAAATACACACGATTTATGTTGATTGGCGAAAAATAATGTTTAAATTTAATGAATTAGAAGATATACACCTAGAAATTACGAGCAATTGTCAAGCAAGTTGTCCTATGTGTATAAGAAATTATCACGGAGGAGTAAAAAATCCTTTATTAAAACTGTCAGATTGGTCTATACATGATTTTAAAAAGATAATGACCGATGAAGTGTTAAATCAGATAAAAGGTTTTTATTTTTGTGGAAATTTTGGAGATCCGATTATAAACGATAGCCTAATAGAAATGATTCAGTATGCTGTTAGTATTAATCCAGATCTTAATATTAGAATCCATACAAACGGTTCAGCTAGGAATGCTAAATGGTGGATGCATCTAGCTCATGCGCTGCCGAAAATTCACAAAGTAATCTTTGCAATCGACGGTTTAGAAGATACGCACAGTTTATATAGAATAGGCACTAGTTATAAAAAAATTATAGAAAATGCAAAAGCATTTATACAAGCTGGCGGAACTGCCGAGTGGTGTTTTATAAAATTTAAACACAACCAACACCAAATTCATGAAGCAAAAGACAGAGCGAAAAAACTAGGGTTCTATCTATTTACAGAAAAAAATACTTCGCGTTTTTTTGCAAAGCCCGAATTCGATGTGTATGATAAACATGGCAATGTCACATATGCCTTAGAACAGTCTACTAATGCTATAACTTCGTATATTCCAGAAGATTATGCAAAAAATTATGCGGACATTTTTAAGAATGCCGAAATTGATTGTTATGTTAAAAAAACAAAAGAATGTTATATAGACGCACAGAGAAATGTGTTTCCCTGCTGTTTTCTTGCAAGTGCTCCTTATATTTATAGTCCAGATAATGATATAACTAAAAATTTTAGGGCAGATGTATTAGAGCAATACAAAGATTTAAGAAAAACACTAGGCGATACTAACAGTCTTAATTACAGTTTAAAAGAAATTATAAATTCTCAAGAATGGCAAACCGCCTGGAAAGACTATTGGGGAGAAAGAAAGTTGTTAACATGCGCTAGAACCTGTGGCAAAATTAAAAATCTATCCCAGCCTAAAGATCAGTTTGCAAACACAGTTGGATTTCGAGATGAGTAACGAACTAGAAAAATTAAAACAGCTTTCTGTTTCGGATTTACAATACAAAATTGAATCTGTGTCAGGATCTTCTACCTATTGTATTCTACCTTGGATACATTTTGCTACTAGGCCAAACGGAGACATGCGGCTATGCTGTTCTGCTAATGCTAGCGGAGCCGGAGGAGATCATGAAGTCGGACTTGTAAAAAATAAGAACGGCAAGCCTGCTAATTTTGGAAGAGATACTCCGATGAGTGCGTGGAATAACGGTTACATGAAAAGTGTGCGTACTAGTATGTTAGCAGGTAATGTCTCTAAATCTTGTACTAAGTGTTTCGAAGAAGAATCAAACGGAGTTGTGTCTAAAAGAATTTGGGAAACACTTACTTGGCACCACGACGACGTTGATATTCCAGAGCTTATTCGCCAAACCAAAGATGACGGCACAGTGCCTGAACAACTAAAATATCTTGATTTAAGGCTCGGACATACCTGTAACATAAAATGTGTAATGTGTTCTCCGCATGATTCGTCGAGATGGCTGCAGGATCATTCCAAGCTAATGGACAAGCTGAAAGATCCTAATGTTACTAGTCAAATGCAGTTTGATAAAAAACAGTTTGATAACAAGTGGCACGAAAAATCAACATTCTGGGAAGACATGTATGCGCAGATTCCCAATCTAAGACAGGTATATTTCGCTGGCGGCGAACCTCTAATGATCAAAGAACACAAGCAGTTCATAGAAGAAATACTTCGTCAGGGATACCAAGATAAAATTCTGTTGCGATATAATTCTAATGGATTACTTGTAGATGAAGACCTAATAGACATGTGGAAGCGTTTTAAAAAAGTAAAATTTGCCATATCTATGGATGCCTGCTACGAAAGAGACGAATATATCCGTTACCCAACTGACTGGCAGACAGTAGAACGCAATCTACACATGTTGGACAATACGCCTGATAATATAACAACTAGTCTTGCCACAGCAATTCAGATTATCAATGTAAAACACCTTCCAGATTTCATGAAGTGGAAGGTAGAATCTGGTTTTAAAAAATTGAATTTTGCTAATGTGCCAGGCGGAGTACAAATGGGCGGAGGATTAGTTAATATGCATCTACTATATCTTCCTACTTTTCTAAGTATACAGGTTTTACCTAAGGAAGACAAGCAAGAAGTTCGAGAAAGATATGCAGAATTTAGAGAATGGCTCTGGCGCAATTACAGACAGGATGATGATTTTTGGAAACACAATCCCTATGGTTGGAGACGCTGGGAAGCTGTAATGAATCACATGGATTCTGAAGACAAATCTAATGAATTATCAGGCTTTAGAGAATATATTACAGAACTAGACACAATTAGAGGAATTGATGCTAAGTCTGTATTTCCTGAATTAGCACATTTATTATAAAAGCACCTGCACTTATACAAAAATATGTGTAGTTATAAATTACTGATGTATTCACTAAATAGATGCTCTAATTTGATTAAAAATTTCCTTATTTTTTGCCTTTGGAACACACATTCCGCAACCGCATCTTGTGTTAGGACATCTAATAATCTTATTTTTGTTAATACTTTCTGACACTTTATTTAATATTTTTCCTGTGTCTGATAGAGATCCTATAGAACCTTTTTCTCCTTGAAATTTTGCCTGACAGGTTTGATGATGATACACTAGACCAGTGTGTTGTTCGATGTGTAAAAAGTACCAGTTGACAGAGCAGTACCAATCTTTGAAATGTGTATCAATACTGGATATCTGCTGCCAAACTCCGTCTACCAAGCCTGCAATACATCTTCCTCCGCAGCACCCTCTTCCGAATTCATCTCCTGATGAACATTCAGTATTTTTAATTAGCCCTGTTTCTCGAAAAAACCAATCTATCTGTTTTTGATTATAATCATGAGTAGTTTTTCTAAAAACACCTCCGTCGTCAACAAACCATCCTTTTTTACTTTCGTTACCATCGCCTATTGGTATAGGATTAACTTTAACACCGTTTCGTTTAAGGTATTCGTAAACCTCAACACATTCGTCAAAATAATCAGCATGAAGCATAACATTAACCTCTAACCATATGCCAGTATCTTTCAATGCTAAAATATTGTCGATTACTAATTCTTTTAATTTATCATTAGATTCAGCATGATAACTTACTGTAACGCCGGAAAAGTGTTCTTTGATTTTTTCGGTGTATTTTTTATTCCAAGCCCCGTTTGTTGTAAGACTCAACCTAAAGTTACTATAATCTTGTTTAATTTTGTCTGCCAATTCCCAAAAATGAGGATTTAGGGTAGGCTCACCACCGGTAAAATTTATGTTAGTATGATCAGCAGGGTTGCTTTTATTTCGATCATAAAGGTCTACATATTCTCTAATAAAATAAAAAGTGTCTAGGTATTCTTCTAGAGTATGGAAAGCACTATGATTATCGTGACGAGAAGCTGCACAATATGTGCAATCGTAGTTACACTTTTTGCCTGTGTCCCAGGTAACCATCATAGGTTCTGTATAGTTATTATTAAGTTTTACAGCGTCAACTTTCATATTTTTTCTTTTGTTATCGGAATATCAGCAGCACAAGTGCACCAATTTCTAGCACAAATAACTGGCTCGGTTGGAATATTAAAATTCCCTTTGTATATATTTCCTAAACTGCCGCCTACTCTACAGGTTGCTCTATGAACCTCACCATCCCAGTTAATCATAAGACTTTCTAATCCGATTTTACACTGCCAACCTTGAAATTGATTATCGTGTTTTTTTATTATGTCGTTAGCATGTATGTAATATTCTCCATCTACCTCGCAGTTAGGTAAAGCAGTTGCTTCGTTTTCTAAGATCCAGTCTAGATCTTTTTGGTCGTAGCGCATATCATCAAACCAATCATGCGATTCGGTCCAACGAATGCGGCGTATAACATACTTTATTTTGTGATTTTGTAGAAGCATGGCGGCAAACTTAACATTTTCCATATGCTCGTGATGTGCCATTACATTAACCTGTATTGGAATATCTACTAATTCATGTGTATCTACGATGTTTAATAAATGTCTTTCCCAGTCCTCTGTTTCAAAGTGTAGAGAAAACACAATATGATCTAGAGGTTGGTTGGCATACCATTCTGCCTTTCGTGTCCCGTTTGTTGTAACATTGATCCACGAAGCATGCTGTCTTGTGTAATCAAACAGTTCTGATATTTTGGGATGGACACAGGGCTCACCTCCAGTAAAACTTATTCTCAAAGGTTTGTCGATTTGAGATAATTTATCTATTGTTGATTTTAAAATCTCTATATCAGTATGAGGAGAATGATTGTCATGTATTTCCGCAGGACAGTAGGCACAATCAAGATTACATCTCTTGCCTAAATTCCATTCTATTTTTACAGAGTCTTGGTGCAGCCACCTGCTGGTAACTTTATACATAAGGCTTAAATTGTGGTATTATCTTTTCTAATGGACCCTGATTTCTTGTAGCGTCTAATTTGCGGTTAAACTCTAGGCAGTCTTGCCAGCACTCGCTTAGGTCTTCGGCTTGTAGAAAGTTAATGTTATCTTGAATCTGTTGTAGAGTTACCTCACGAATGACGGAATTATTTTTAACCATCTCGTAGTCTTCTACTGTGTGTTTCATTGCTTCGAGTTTTTCTATAACCTGCTGTTTCAACTCGTTAGGCAGAACCTGTGCCGACAGCGCTCTAGGATAGTTTACTCTGTGACTGTAGAAAATAATGCCCATCTCTTCTAGAAAATATTCTATAACTTTATCGATCTGCATTATGTTATTAGATTGAACTGTAAACGCACCGACTATTCTTGATACCGTAGGTATTTCTTTTATCTTTTTTATGTTTTCTTCTACAAGCGCAAACTCTCCGTTGCCTCTTATGTAATCGTATACATCATGTATGCCATCAATACTGACATTTACAGCTACTGACTTGAAGTGCGGCCAGTAGTTAAATATGGTTCTGCCTTTTGATATGCCTAGTTTGGTGCCATTTGTAGCATACTTGATTTCAATGTTATCAGCATAGGGTTTCAACATGTCGAGAATTTTGTAATGGTTAGGATCCATTAGAGGCTCACCCCCCGCAAATTCTACTCTTCTAAAATGAGGTAGCAGTTTTTCAAAATCACTCCACCAATTATTAGAATCATCAAATGGTCCAATATACTGCCCAGGCCGTGATGTAAGTTTTTTAACTGTAGGCACAAGATAATTGTTTTCTTTTTCGTAGAACGATTCAACTTCCTTCCAGTCAGTCCATGAAGTAGAATCAAGAGGATTACACATGCGGCACTTTAGATTACAGAGATTGTTGATCTTGATCTCCATAGTGGGCAATTCAAACGGCATTGAATAATCGTGTTCTAGCTTGTCTAAAGCATCGGGATAAAGGTTGACTCTAGCCTCGGGTATAACTCCGCGTATATGACGCTGTCTTAAGCTCTCTACGCCTTGATCTTCTAAATCGAAACACGGGATACAGACATCAGGTCTCTCACCGCTTAGAACCTGTCTACGAACGTCTTTCATTTTGTCTGAGTTCCAGACTTCTTCGATGCTTTGTTCCTGTATCCATCCCACAGGCTGACTTCTACAGCAGATTTTAATAGCACCGTCTTCTCTAGTAGCTAGACCAGTAAATGGATGCATACAAAATGTACAGGAATTATTCTTTGACACGACTTAGAGCCCACTCTCTTTCTTTACACCAAAAACATTTGCCACATGTTGGAACAGC